GTATTGATTGGACTTTATTGGGTTAAAGTTAAGATTGATACATCTGCTGGTTTGGGTAGAAAGAAAAGTAGACAGTTACAAAGAATTATTCGTGATGCAATTCTAGAAACACAAGTAAAGACAGGAAAACCATAAGTGGATAAACATCCCAACGGTTACACTAAGGAGATGATCAAGGAGATCTTAGGATCCTCTTGGCCTACTATGCCTGAAGATCATGAGACTGGTAATCAGAGAAGAAGGAGAATAGGTAATGAAATGAGAGCAGGGTTAAGACCTTATCCTACATACCCTGCAAAGAAAGTTGGTCCTCAATTTGATGAGAATGGAAAATATATTTACCCTGAAGGTAGTGGGTTTAATTATATGGAGAGACTGGATCCTAATTCTGAATGGGGAGGTAAAGTATCTTAGTTATTTCTTTTTATTCTTTTTTGCAAAGTTAATTCCAACTAAACCTTTCTTCACTCTATACTCATTGGTTCTTAATTCAGATTGAGTTGGTTTATAAGGAGTCTTACCAAGTATCTTATTTACTTTACCCAATCCTTGTTTAATTGCGGG